AACAAGCCGTCTTTGCCTGCACGATTCTTTGCAACAAATATACGACCTGATCCTTCTGCTTTTTCCATTGGCTTTCGGCTAATAGACAATACAACGTCTGCAACCTGTGCCTTGGCATATGCTTCACCTAAGTTTTCTAGTCCTACAACATCAGACTTTGAAGATTCTTTGTTAGCTTGTGATGCTGTCCAAATAGGAATGTTTAAATCACCAGCTAGATTCCTTAATTCTGTATAAATTAGCTTAAGCTCGTGTCTTAAAGAGTCATAAGCCTTTGAAGACTTCATAACATCAGCATAGTCAACTGTAATAAGACTTGGCTTGAAACCTTTAAGCGTTAGCTTTTCAATATGATTTCGAAGCGTCATAACAGAAGCAGAGCCTGACGGGTATTCTTTAATAATAAGCTTACCTAGATCCATACTCTTGTATTTCTGAATTACTTCTTCTTTTCTTTCTATAATTTCATTGCTAGGAATGTCACATAGATTTGAGTCGTATCGCTTTCCTGTTTCGTGTTCTGATAGCTCAAATGTATAGTGAATTACATTTTTACCAGCACGCATTGCAGAACATCCCATTTCAACAAGAAAGTGTGATTTACCTACACCAGTATTGGCTGCTACAACACCTAGTTCACCTCTACCTAGACCACCTCGCAAGATATCTGGTGCATCAATTCTGTCTAGGCCTGTTGGACATACCTGTCTGTTAATCTGTACGAATCTTGCTTCAATATCGTCAAAGAAATTATGACCTGTAGTATTAGGCATGCCAACAGATATTGCATCTTTCATGATTCCAAGTACTGATTCATACTTTTCTGTTTGAATTAGCTCTACGCTTTTTTCTAGAGCCTCTTTAAATGCTTGCTTTTTACAAAACTCTAGCGACTTATCTTTAACATATTGTAGATCACCAACATCTGGATTAGACTTCATTCTGTGTAGATATTCAATAATTTGATCTCTAAGAACTGAGTCTTTAGACTTAGTTAAGTCTTCTTTAATAATTGTAATTAGAATAGTAAGTGTAGGAAATGTTTTGTATTTTTTGTAATAAGAAAAATATCTTTCACATAAAAAGCCTAAGTACTTCAGATCAAAGTATTCAGGTTCAACAACTTCTATCATTTGTGCAGACCAAGCAGTGTCTGTGAGCATTCCTTGAAAGACTTTTTCTTGAAATGCCTTGCCAAATTTTGAAAAGTTTCTCTCTTTATTCATTTATGTTTTATGTCCTTATGTTGATTTTTAATGTTAAAAGAAATGTATGAACGTCAAAAGAATTAAGACCATTTTCGTTTAATATTTTTAACAAGTCAAATTTAGATAATTTTTCTTCTTTGTTTTCTATTTGAAAATTTATTTTTTTAACTTGATCAGCGCTAATACTTAAAGAATCAAGATACATTAGTTTCCAGTTTTTCTGTATTGAATTAGACTCAGAAATTATATTATTATAGAGCTTTAATTTACTGCCGTTTTTTACTTCTATGTTAGCTCTTTTAATTATATCATTTGTAGATACACTTTTACACGCACTTAATTCTGGAAATCTTTTTGACATTACTTTGAAACCTGCGCCTTTTATGCCTTTAATTCCGTCACTTTGATCTCCTGCAAAACACCTTGCAACACAAAAATTCTTCGGGTGTATTCCCCATTTATCTAATACATATTGCTCATCAATTAAAATTTTCTTATTAGGAGACCAAATAGTAGTGTTCTCATCTAACAACTGATAATAGTCTTTGTCTGATGTCACAATTATTTTTTTGTGAATTGATTTTTTAGTAGAAGTCAAATAAGCAATTACATCATCAGCTTCACAATCGTCTACGTATATCTGTGTTACAGGTGTTTTATAAAGTATGTTAACTAAAGTCTTGAGTTGCCAGTTTCGATTTTCAACAGTGTCAGGAATTTCTTTAGAATACTCGTCTCTATTAAGTCTTACAGGTCTTTTACCTGATTTGTAGTTAGGGTCAATAGTTCTTCTTCTAGCAGAACCTCCACCTTCCCATACTACAAATACTCTTTGCGGCTTAAATTTTTCAGTTAAGTGTTGAATATTTCTTAACATTCCAAAAATTCCACCACAAAATTGACCATTTAATGACTTAGATGGATTTGCAGCGAAGTGTCTCATGAAAATATTTAAGCCGTCAATATAAATAACGGGCTTATCTGTCATTTTACTTTAACATCTCAAAAGCGTCAGAGTGTACATCCATAACTTGTTGTGCTACTTCACTAATTTCAACGTAACTTTCTGCATCAATGTCTGGATCATCTAATTGATTCTTTCGAATCATTGCACTTTCAAGAAGCATGTCTACATATTTTCCGTATTCTGGGTGATTCATAATTTCATGGAAGTCTGCCTTGTGAAACTTCTTCTCTATAATTTCTCCGTCGTCTTCGTTAAAAACTGTTAAACACTTCCACGCACCAGTACCACTAATCTCGATCTTGTAATTATCAATAACTTCAGGACCATGTTTTCTTAGCACATCAAAGACTTGTTCATGTTCCCTAATACCTTTGCCAAAGTGAATTTCAAAGTTACATGATCTAAAAGGAGCTGATACTTTGTTTTTTATTGTCTTTGCTGAAACATTGATGCCAATTGGTTCTTTGTCTTTATTAAGAATTTGTGAACCAGCACCTAACTTAATACGAACTGAACTGTGAAAAGGTATTGCCATGCCGCCGGGTGTAGTTGTTGGATCACCATACATTACACCTACTTTTGTTCTAATTTGATTTAGACAAACCATAAGAACTTTTTCGTTAGCAATTACACCTGTAATCTTTCGCATACCTTTTGAAATAGCACGAGCTTGCAAACCAATGCTTTCTTTATCATAGTCTCCAACAAGCTCTGCTTTTGGTGAAGTTGCTGCCACACTATCCCAAATAATAGTTACAGGAACATCTTTGTCCATAGCCTTTGCTTTAATAATAGTAGACTCTGCAATAGAAAGCACTTCTTCTGTACAATGGGTATCAACATATACAAATCGCTTAGTAATATCTACGCCAAGCATTCTTAGATTTTCAACAGACGTTGCATTTTCTGTATCAATATACACAACAATTCCACCCATCTTTTGGGTAGACTTTGCAATCTGTGTAGCAATGTGTGATTTACCAATAGAAGGTGGTCCAAAAATCTCTACAATTCGACCTTCAGGAAGACCACCATCTCTCTGGTTAGAAATAATGTAATCTAACTGCTTAGATCCTGTACTAATCCACCTCTTAACATGAGTAGGAGACTCATCTGTACTTAAGTTATAAGCTACTCTAGAACCACGTTCTTTGTTAAGAGACTTTATTAAGTCAGAAGTAAAGTCATCTAACTCTTCTTTCTTTTTTTTGGCCATTAATCGTTATACCTTTTCATTTGTTCTTTTAAGTCTTCATACGCAATCTTTGATCGACGCTGTAGTGCTTTTCGCTGTGCTTCATTTAACAGATTCATATTGTTGATTGCGTCTGTTAATACATTCGGCTTTAAACATACAAGAGAAAACACGTTGCCACTCATAGAGCCTAGTTTTACTGGAATAGATCCGTTAATAGTTGTCTTAGAAAGATTAACAGACGCAGATCTAGTTAATTCCTCAGTAAATTCATTAGAAGCTTCTTCGCCTGAAGCTGCATAGTCTTTAATCATAGACTTAACCTTTGTTTCAATTTGCCTACTTAGATCAATTCTAGCTCTTGCAATAGCAAATGTTCTTGCAGCTGAAAGATTGTTTTTTGTCTTATAAATTCCTAGACCACACAAATCAGGTTGTTGTGAAGCCCACTTAGGCATATCCATAGTGGTCACTTCTGGTGAAGATCCGCATGCGCTAAATACAAGACTGCATAGAATTAAATTAAATAAATTCTTCATAATTGTCCTTTGCTAGGAAACCTAGCTGTTTTTAGTTAGTTATTAGAGAGACTCAAGATCAGCAAATGCTGCATCCAAACTATCATACTTACTACTAATTGCGTCAGGAGAGTCATCGTTCTTAGAAGAAGAGCTTGATTGTGTATGACTTCCACCTCTAGTTGTCTCTTGCGATGAGTCTTCATCGCCTTCGTTTAACCAAGAATTAATAATTCTCTCTAGCTCCTCGTAAGACTTAAGCTCAAATAAATCATTAACATCAGGAATATTGTCTAACCATTGCTTAGACTTGTCACTGTCCTCAGAAAGTGGAGAGTCCTTGCCGCGAGGGCGAACTTCAGTAGTAGCCCACATCTTGCCTACCTGCTTTGTACAAGTAACACGTACATCACGACCTTCAAGTGGATCAGTAATATCACCGTAGTCTTCATCAAGCATGTAGTTTAGAAGCGTTTGATAAACTTGCTTGCCGAAAGCCCAAAGTCTAACGCCTTTCTCTTCCTCGCCTCGAACAATAACAGGAGCATAACATCGCATCTTAGGATAAAGCTTCTTAGCTAGCTCGTAAGACTCTTTTGAACCTTCATCACGTAGCTTAGTAATAAGCTCTTGAATTGGGTCAGGCTTGCTAAACTGGTAAGGCGAAAGAAGTCCTGGATTATTGCCAATGTTGTAGTAGAACATTAGCTCCTTAAATGGTTGTCCATCGTTATTGGGATAAGCAAGAAGTCGAACAGTTGTCTCAGATCCTTCTTCTGGTCGCCACATAACGTTCTTCTTAGAATTTTGTCCGCTTAGTTGACCTAGTTTCTT